AGAATAAGTCCTTTATTGTTAATAGGTTGTGACCAAGCTGGAACTGTTGCAGATGCTGTAACTGCAGATACAATTAGTTCTTGAATAAGATAGTTTGTCGTTCCGTTAGATAGAAACATACGAACTGTTCCAGCTGTTGTCGTTCCGGTAGCAGTGATATAGATATCATCCACTCTTATACCATTACCTGACGCTGTGATAAGCGTTCCTAGTGTTCCAGTTCCATCTCTTAAGGCATTTGCTGTAGCGATATTTACCGCACCATTGATTGGTGTTGATGCGTATTGTGGTGTTGTTGCCATTAGATTACCCCTATGAATTGATTTAATTGATGATTGACTGTTGTAGGTGCATCAACCCACTTAGTATTAAAATCTGTAGAGTCTATCTTAGCTAAGACTTGGCCAGCTGTACCTCCAACTACTACGCCTTGACCCGTAGCACCCGTAGCACCCTGAATACCCTGAGCACCTTGACTACCAGTAGCCCCAGTGTTCCCCGTTGCACCTTTGATATTACATTGAAGTTGCCATGTCCCATTTATCTTTTTATAGAGGTTATAAAGCGCAGTATCAAGGTATAAATCATTATCCATGCCCTGAGTTGTTGGAGCAATTACGCCTGATAAAATAGAATAACCATTTGTTCCATTTGTCCCTGCACTTCCAGTTGCTCCCTGTATTCCTTGCGCTCCGTTTGCACCTGCTAATCCTTGGATACCTTGTACCCCTTGCGCTCCAACTAATGAAAGTAACCATTGAGATTCAGTACCTACATAACCATTTGCGGTTGCTACTTGGTACGCCGACAGTCCATCGGCTCCAATGGTTCCACTTCCACCAGCTCCAAAAGTAGCAAGCCATTCAACCTCAGTACCTACGAAGCCATTGACTACAGCCACTTGATATGCAGATAGCCCCTGAACTCCCGCAGATGCAATAGTGATATTTTTTAAATCTTCACTGACTGTAACGAGTTTTTGAGTAGTTGAAACATTCATACCGACACCCCTTTAGCTATTGAGATGTTGCCACCGAACAGAAAATCTTTCGATCCCGTTCCAAAATCAACAATACAATCATAAGGAGCTATTAAGATACCAATTGCATTGATAATATCCGCTTTGACGCTTATAGTGAACGTCATCGCGCCAGTCTTGACGATATACGCTGACCAGTCTATGATATCGAGTTCTGACCGCTTGATCTTAAACTTTAGTGCGAGTGCAGTAATGTCATAATCTACAGAAACGTTCATGGTAAAATCGTCATTTGTACGCAGTTGAATATTATAATTTTCCGCTTGGTACGTCATGTGACCTTCTCCCATGTTTTATTTCCGTCTTTACTTACAAAGAAACCTCTATAATCACCAGCACTCATACTGACCTCAACGTGCAACCAAGTACCCTCCATAAGCACCTTCCGCAAATCGGGTAGCAAACCAGCTTTGTGATCCTCCATAAGAGTGTTAAACGCTTCAGCAATAGTCATATTTGAAGGAACAATATCAGCAGCCTCGAACCGCGTATGGGCGGATGTTGGAACCACTGAGCCTACCGCCGAGTTTAACGCCGGGTTACGAAAACCGCTATCGACCTTTATCGGCTTATCCCCAAACAGATGGCGTATTGATTCCAATAGTTTAGATAGTCGCTTCCCTGAATTTTGGAATTTCCCCGCGTCAATCCTATTTTGAGGGACTAAGTTAGGGTGACTCTCGCTATTTGTTAAATCTTCAAAAGTGAAAAATTGACTATACCCATCCATTATTTGACCTCCATTCGTCTAGTAATTGCTTGTTCGATAACAAGTAATGCACGAGTGCCTTGATGTGACGCTATACCAATCATAACGGCTGATAGCCATTCATCAAAACCTGCGTATTTACATAGCGCATAAGTGACAACACCTATAAATCCGGATGTAATTACATCATACATCCACTCACGGAATGTGAAGCGTTCAATAACCCCGTCTCTTAATTTTTTAATCGTGTGCACGGTTCCGCCCCAGATCGATAGCGTTATGACCCACAGAGCAGTTAATAGCTGTGTCCAGTCATTCGGTATATTATTCAATGGCATTATTCCCCCTCGCTTTTGTTGCAATGATTTTGTTCTAACTTTTTTAGGAAACAGCATACTAAATTATTAAACTTAGTAGCAGTTCCAGCCTCTTGTTTACGTGCAATATGGGAGCTTATTGTTTCATCTTGAGAGCCGTTCATAAAAAGAACGTTGCCCATCTGATCAAGTACCAATAAGAACCGATACCATCTATTACGCTTTGCTACGTCGTTATCGAATTTTTGGAATAGTTCTTGTTTATCCATCATTGAATCGCTTTAACTTCCTCAACTGTTGTAGCTGAGTTGATTGCTTTTTGTTTGGCTTGATATGTCCCTAAAATCGAAGCATAAGCGACTTGGTAAGCGTCTGACTTAGCAATAATCTTATGAGCTAAATCTAACACAGTTTCTCCAAGCCCACGGGATGCCACCATCCCTGATAATAGAGGCGTTATGGCTATGTTACTTGCTATATAAGCCTTTGCTTCTTCCTCTTGCTTAGCCCAAGAGGCTAGCTCAAACTTATCAGTATCGCCAACTAAGGAAGATATAGCCGTATTGTATGTTGCTGTGACTTCTGCTAATTTAGTAGATTGTGATTGTGCTAGTGTAATTGGAGGATTAATATGAGCCTCAACTTCGTCTGCTGTCATAGCAACTTTATCGCCTATCAGTTCATCTTGTGAACCATCTAGCTCGTATGCGTATACGTCATTATTTGTGTCTTTATAATATTTCATTATCTTAACTCCGCCCATTGGTTTTTAGTCATAGTTCCAGAAACTAAATATGTAATACCATTCTGAACTATAAATGGAAAAACATCTTTTTCCCCAACGTTCTGAGGTGCAATAGTATATATAAGTACCCCACCGATAGTAACACTTAAACTTCCAGTACTTACCTGTGTTGCTGTCACTATCACTTCAATAGGTTTGCCAGTGCTATTTGTATATGTAGTACCTATAGCCCTACTTGCAGTAACATCTTGCCAAGTCTGATTACCACCAATTCCAGCGCCCATAGCAAAAGCTGTAGTGGCCAACTGAGTAGTATTAGTACCTGCTGTAGCTGTAGGAGCTGTAGGTGTTCCAGTTAGGGTAGGGGAGGTTAAGTTTGCGTAAATACCATCAAAATAAGCTTTTAACGTTGCTTTTAAATTCCCCCACGTTAGTTTTTTCAAACTAAAAGAAGAGGCACTATCTACAATCGGAACCTCATCAGCATCGACGGGGGTTGCTTTGGATGCTGCCGCGTGTGTCTGTGCATCGATACCCAAACTAATCCAATTGGCAGGGGTTGTGGTTGGCGACGTATTCCCAGCCACAAGGACACGATAGATAATCCCATTATACGCCCAACTTTGACCTACTACTGTTGTTTGATTTGTCCATGTACCTTGAAAGTTAGCCGACGTTGTGCAAGTGAGAGCCGATGAGGTTGCGCTCGCCTCTTTAGTATTCACATTGTCTTCAAGCGCATTCATTTGCGGTATGGCTAAATTTAATTGATCCTCAAAAGTATTTAGCGCAGATACAAAAGCGTCCGCCTTCGTTCTAAAGTTCGTCGGGTCTGTCGATTGCGGAGCCTGTGGTAGATTAGATATTGTTTGCGTGATTGCCATTATATAAGTCCTTGTAATTTAATGTCTACTCTAGTCTCTACGGTTCCGCTGATTGTCATGTCAAAAGTCTTGATGAATCCGTATATCAGCGTAGTATCGGGTTTGTCATAGAAAACAACGGGTGTCCCCCTGACATTAACTAATGTTGCGTACACCGAGTCCGACCAATTAGTATTGATAAACATTTGACCGTCCCATAGCTTGGCATAATTTCCCTGCTGTAGGTATGTTGCACCGCTTGACGTGTCAGTTGCGACAACCGAGTAATCAAGGGCTGATAGCTTGAAGTTCCATTGCGTCGCTCCGATGCTGTACGTACTCCCAGCTAAGAAGATACCTATCGCGGCGGTTCCTGATGATGTGGCGGTTATAACAACAGATACATCTCTGGTTAGTGTTGTTCTTTCGTGTATAATTGAGCTTTTAACATAGCTTATATCACTATAAAAATACGATAACCAATCCATCGGTTCATTGAGCAATGAGTAGGTTACATCCTCAATTATAGAGCTTGTCAAGTTATCTTTAATCTGAATCTGAACCGAATCGGCGTTAACGTTTCCAACAAAAATGGATTGTGCATCATATACCGACACGGTTGCGGTGATTGTCGAAGCGTTGGATGTCTGTGTGTTCAAGAATTGATCGAACATCTTCCATCTGTTCGTCGTGCCTAAAAACTTCCAATCACTTGAGCTTTTAGATGGGTCTTTGTTTGTATTCGCCGTTAAGGCTTGATATTCACCGTGGTTAGTATAAGAAACAATCGTTCCTACGCTGTACGACGTGCCACTGTTCCATGCTGGGTATGCCGTATCGGGTACGTTTGAGCTGATCAATGTGAAGTTATTCGGTTTAATTATCTTCATATCGGTTGCACCCCGAACTGTTGGTTATATAGCATTTCTTTAAGCAATGCGATCATTTCTGCGAATGAGTACTTCATAGTGTCGGCTTGGGTAGATATTGTGCTGAATAACTGTGCCCCATCCAAGCTCTTTGATAAAATCATATCCTGTGGTATTGTGGGGGTATTTGCCGTCAAGGCTTTAAGGCTATCAGTGTATTTTTTGTTTGCATCTGTAGCACCCATAAGAGCATCGCCTAGACTCTTCCAAGAGTTTATTGTTTCCGGTGTGAAATTCTTTTTTATCGCTTCGTCGTACATCGATAAGTAGTTATCGATAGTTACCCCACTAACACCCATTTGAGTTTCAAGAGCTGATAAGTCTTTTGACAGATAATCGGCTGTGAATTTGAGTTGCTCAGTAGTACCACTTCCAAGCTTCCATTCGCTGAATGTTCGTGTTTCGGATATGTACGTACCAACCGATGAGGTAAGAGCCTCAGCGACTGTTTTATTGATTGACTTAGCATAAGCAACCCAATAGGAATATATCTTTGTAAATTCGGGGTTATCAGTCATTCTCGTAACGCTTTGGGTTGCCCCTAACGCTGATAAGCTTAATGATTTTCCAAAATGCTTAATAATCTCATTAGTAGTTACTGAAATAGTCTGATCAAGTCCGGTGAATTTTGAAATAAAGTCTTTTGCCAAAGAATCTTGAAAACTTGTTCCTGAATATTTACCCGCTGCAAGCTTGACAACCTGAGAGTTTCCGAGTTGAGTAAAAAGATAATCATATGCATCAAACAACCCTTTAACTTCCATTTGATCTACATCTGATAACGCATTATAAGTAGACCCCGATGAAGATCCAAACCACGATTTTTTCTTATAATCAACGTATGACTGTCCATTGCTTCCGGTAGTTGTTATACCGTTAAAATAATATCCTGAGCCTGTTTCCTTAGTTGATCCAAACATCCCGCCGATAACAGACCCAAGGGCTGAACCGATAGCACCACCTACCAGCGTACCAAGGCCGGGAACAATTGATCCGGCGATTGCTCCGATAGAACCGCCGATAGCTCCATATGATGCTGCTTTTGTATTGGCTCCAAAGAGTTTATCGCCAAGTGACCCAAGCGCATAGCCGCCAGCTGCGCCTAGAGCTGCGCCCCCAAGCATTGCCCCAGCTCCCTGTGCTCCTCCAGCCCCGGCTGAAGACCAAGGTGATGATAATCCAGATCCGAAACTCCTAACTCCGCCTGCGATACTCCCTGCTGTGTTCGCTGACATCCCGATAGCGGTAAGCCCGTTATAGGTATAAACCGCCCCAGAGGAAAACGCGTCGGCGATAGAAGTTGATAATCCGCCTGTGATAGTGGTGTATGCAGTCTTAATAGATGAAGCAGTATTAAGCAGAGAGCCAAGATCAGAGCCTGACCCAATAGATGTAATCTTCCCTACATTATCGATCGTAGTGCCATCTGGTGTTATAGTCATACCAGCGACTGCACCGTACTTACTAACTACCGAAGCATAATCCGACGCGCTTAATGTAGTACCAACCAGTGTACCCACCGATCCCGTTGCGCCAGATAGCCCACCAAAGGACTTCAACATATTGACAATTCCACCACTACTGTTACCTGTGCCTAGGATTGAGTCTGCAAGAGATTTTGATAAGCCGCGAGCCATTGAGTTGGTTATGGAACTCCAAAAGTCTTTCAACCAGCTCCCGAATGATTTAAACTTACCCGTCATGGCATTAAAAAATTGATCGTCCATAGCCTTATTAATATTATCAAATAGATCAGCCAAAAACTTGTTATCTTTCGCCCATTGCTCGTTCTGAAACTTCTTGTTATCTGCTGCCTTGACAGCGAGCATTTGTTCGTTAGTGTACCAGCCCGTTTCTGCGAGTTTTTTAATTTTCTCTTCTTCCTGCAAATAATAAGCGGCGGAAGTATTTCCAATGGCTGTATAATAGTCAATCTGTGCGGTGACAAGTCCTGCGTTATAGGTTTTAAGTGCCTCTTTTCGTGTCTGATCTTCCTCAAATTCTAGCTTCGCTTGTTCCTCGTTAAACTTTTTGATCGCTTCGAATGCTTCTTCGTCTGCTTTGGCGGTGTATTTTGCCTTTAAGTCCGCTTTGGCTTTTTCGGTGAAGTTTGCAATGTCAACCTGCTTAACTCCTTCTTGTAGGTATTTTTTCGCTTTATCATCGATTTGAAGGACTTCATTTTCGTAATCATTATGTGAGATTTTGTAGAGTTCTGCATACATAGAAGTATAAGCGTTTTGGATTTTTTGAGCTTTTTCTAAGGCTTTTTTCTTAGCTGCTTCATTTTTTGCATAATCCTCTAAATCAATGTCAGCAGTAGTAGATTTAATGGCTGCTGATTTTGCGACAAATTCTTTTTTTAACCCTAATAGTGTGTTATATGTATCAATTACATTATTAGTCGCCTTCTCTGCGTCTGATTGTGCGTATGCCTTATCTAGGCGAGCCGATGCCGCATCGTACCCCCCATTAGTGAGAATCCCTCCTACTGATCCATATTTAGCCTTAAACTCTGCTACGTCGGCATATGCCATTTTAGCATTAGCTACAAACTGAGCTATCCCATTGGTTGCGGTGCTCATCCCTAAGATAAAATACTCAAAAAATCCAAAATTATTTATCGCATCATTTGAAGATTCACCGATCATATTCGGAATTGCACTAAATACACTATTTACTACCTTTAGCATCTCGGTAGAAGTATCTGAAATTAATCCAAAAGCATCATGTCCTACAATTCCAAGAGCCGTTAGGTCATTTCCTGCCTGGTTTGCAAAGGATGTAAGATTGTCTTTGTTTGCGGTTGTCTGCTTTGCAAAATTTTCCATTGTTGCAGATAGCGATTCTATAGCTGGTAGCATCCCTGCGAGTATTTTAGTCTTATTACCTTCAAACGCCAATCCCATACGAGTAAAGCTATCATTAAGGCGTTCAGCATCTTTGGCTGTATCTGCATTCATAATACCGCTAAACTCTTTTAGTGATGCACTGCCACCATCTAACAGAGGGATTAATTCAGCCCCCGATTTACCGAATAATTGCATTGATAATGTAGTTTTAGCAATACCGTCCGGCATAGATTGAAATTTGTCCGCTACCTCGCTTAAATACTGATCGGAATTTTTTAAATGTCCTGATGAGTCTTTAAGCGAAATACCTAAATTTTTGAGCGCGTTTGCAGTATCACCCGATCCCATAGAGGCGAGTCCAAGTCCTTTATTGAACTTAGCGAGTCCTTTTTCTAGCGACTCCATAGATACGTCTGCTAGTTTGCCTGCGGATTGCATAGAATATAATAAGTCTACGGATATGCCTACTTTTTGGGACATTTTATTAAGGGAATCTGCGAGGTCTATGGTTTGCTTGATAGTGTCTTTAATTGCGTTAAACGTAAAATATCCAGCAATTGATTTAGCTACTGTTTTGGCAACACTCTCTAAGCTATTCAAGCTTACACCGATATCGCCAATAGACTTATTAGCCTTGTCGAATCCGCTGTTATCAAGGAGAGAAGATATTAAAATTTTTAACTGTGTATCAGCTGCCATTTTTGCTATACTCCCCCGCCATTGATTTGATTATCTGTAACAATTCTATTGAATCTAACGAGTATTTTTTGGAAAAATCCCTAATGATTGGATAGTCCACTTCGATGCCACTCATACCCCCTTTTATAGATAGGGTGAAACACCTAATAACAAGCGTTTCCTCTTCATCTCGCGGGATCATTACCGCATCATCTTCGAGATTGTTTAAATATTCCGAAAGATGAATGAAACTTTGTCCGCTTGCGTACTCTCTCGCAAAGCGGTTTAGTCGTTTCCCTTTTCTTGTTTTGATTCTTCGATTGCTTTGCTCAATGATTTTCCGAATTCGATAATATTGCCCTCGTTTAGTTGCTCACTCATCACTTTTTTAACAATGCGTGAGTCGTTTTTTTGAAGGTGAAGAGGAACCAATTTTTCGAAAAAGTCCGCCATTGTCGCGTCTTCATTTTTAACAATCTCGCTTAGTTCTTTCCCCTCTTTAGTGGAGATTGAACACACGATTAACTGATTTTGTGAACCATCCGCAAACTCATAAGTGATTTCAACTGTATCGCGTTTTGCGCTGTAAACTTTACTCATTTTTTTTGCCTTTTTTTTAAAATGTTTTCGAAAACGTTTTTTTTGCCTTTTTTGTGAGGGGAAGGCTAACCCCTCCGATTATTTGTACGTTAATACGAAATTATCGTTACCGGCCGATGCCTGAGCGCGGAAGGTACGTGTGAGTTTCACTTTGCCACTGTCATCTGCCTCTGATAGGTCTTTTACCATCGCATAAGGTACACTCAATTCAACCATTGACCCAGCTACACCGATTTGAATCAGAACCGCTCGGATTGTTCCAGTAGCGAAATCCGTCCATGCCGACTCGTCAGTTCCGATTGTTTTAACCGCTGTAACAGTAAGTGTCGGGTCAAAATCCGCGATATAGTACTCATTTTTACTTACCGCATAAGTTGGAGATGGGATATTATTACCCAAGTCAAACTCAATACTATCAGCGTTCAATGTTGTACCGCCAGCTGTGACAACCGACACGAGAGAAACGATAGGCGCGTTAAGCGTGTCAAGCGTTACCGCTGGGTTGGCTTCAGCCGTTGCCGCCGCACTTGCTAAAAACCCTTTAACGCTAAATGTACCTCCAAGAGGCTCCCCGACTTTACCCGTTAGCTTTAGATTTCCAACCATTCCGGTAATAGTCTTAACGTATCCATCCACATAGGCTTTGATTTGCCCTGTTCCCGTGGTGATTCCACCCGGCTTATATGCAACGCTTGTAGAAGCTACAATGGTTTCCGTTAGCCCGCAAAACTTATATAAATTTGAAAGCTTTGGAGCGACCCCAAGGGCAGATGTTTTTTTAATCTGAACGGGAATATCAAACTCCGCCGTAATATAGTTTGGGTCGATGAAGGTTTTTTTAGTCCCCATTGTACCCGCGCCGACATCGTCATAATCACCAGATTTAATTTTCGGGTTTACGAAAACGATCCCGTTTGTTGTGACTACCTCAGTTGCTGTTGGAAGTGCGCCAGATTTCGCTAGAACCGTGTTTTTTAACGTTTGTTGTACCGCCATTTACTCTGCCTTTCCTGTGTTTTTGAGCGTTTCAGCTGTTGCCGTATCGACCGTTACTGTTCCGCTGTATTCGACACCATCAATAATGATGGTCGTCATCTCTTCAATAGTTACTTCTTCAGTTTCCATTTGTTATTACCGCCTTAACCATAAGATATTCTGTCTCGTTATCATTGAGAAAATCAACTTTTGTACCCTGCCATTCCAACCGCTGTGCTGGTTGAGCGACTTGGAGAGCGAATAAAGCATTAACAGCATCTTCGCTCTTCGCGTCGTCTTTTGGAACACGAGCCACAAATATGACCTCTCTAAGCCCTAAATTAACCGCATTTCGTTCTGCTACGAATAAGGCGCAATTACCATAAATAGGCTTGATCGCCCCGACTATTTCAGCGCGTGCGTCTGTCTCGTTTAAGTAATACCCCATGCTCATAAGACATCTCCAAGGATAACTTTTCGTTCGCCAAACGGATCGTCAAGTATAGATATTACCCCGCATGTTTTACCGCGAACGATTACGACCGAAGTACTCGCTATGGATTGAGATACCGGCACTCTGAGAGTTGGTACGCTCTCCTCATATTCGCCACCGTCGATGTCAAAAATACAACGTGCGTTTATTCCGTCGATGGTGCATGATTCCCCGATAGGGGAGTTCACGAGTGCTTCGTAGTCAGTCATTGTTAAACTGTTACCATGTCTTTGATAGCTGCGAAGCTTGCAGTATGTCGTAGGTCATAGTCCGCGAATTGATCGGCGGTGATGTTGATAATTCCCTCTTTTGCTTGTGTATAAATATCCATTACGATATCAAGGCCGCCCCACGTAGCAATCAAAGCATCATCAAAGTTCCCAAAGATTGCAGCTGATAATAATGTCCCTGTCCCTTTTGTCAAGTTCGACGGCACAAGGTTGGTCATGAGTTGCTCATATCCGTTAATTGCTCCGTCTTTGTCAATGATGTACTCAGGGAATCCCGCAACTTTTGGCGTTGATTTGAGTTTACCGCGACCTTTGGCGTTGATGAGATATGCAAGGCGACCCATGTCTGCGTTTGCTGCTGTTACAGCTGTCTCAAGATCGATAAAGTTCTGCCAAGTTGGAACAGCGCCGTTTGTTCCGAGGGATACCGTTGTCGCACCTGCTAAAATCGCCGAGATAACATCCGATTCGATTGCAAGAGCGATTTGAGCTGCGATATCGTTGCGAATCATGTTCTCAACCGCTAAAGATGACTGCATCAAGAGTTGTTTTGTGACCGGAACCGATGCGCCGTAACGATTAGGAGAAAGTGTGATGAAGTCAGTCGCAACATCGCCTTGAGTAATTGCCACTTTTTCAGCAGGTTTATAAACTACTGATGCACCGCTTTGACGTGGAATTTGAACGTTACCAGTTAAGCCGTCAAGTTTTGTAGCCAACGCCATAACAACCGATTTACTTCGCAAAATATCGATAAAAGAACCGCTTGCGATGTTTGTCGAGACGGTATTACCACCGAAACCAGTGTCAGTTACTGACATCGTACGCATCAACATATCAGCAGGGATATAAAGCCCGCGTGCTTCGATACCGTTGGCACGAGCCGCCTCTTCACCTACGCGCATTTCGAATGTATCACGTTTGCCGTTTGCCGCATCACGCAACGCGCGCATCAATGAATATTCACCTTTTTCTTTTTCAGTTAAGAAATCACCTGAGTTTGAATTCACTTTTTTCTCCTTAGATTTAGTTTCCAATTTGTCCATAACCTGAACACGGAAAGCTTCGAGTGGCAAACCACTTTTGACGGCTTCTACTGCCGCGTCACGTTGCCCGAAACGCTCACCGAGCGAAAGGATTTCCCCTGCATCGTTAGATCGTTTTTCGGTTTTTACTTCAAGTGTTTTTTCTTCCGTTTCCACTGGTGGAATTACCACATTATCTTCTTCCATTCCGTCCTCACTTTCATTAATTGGATTTTCATTTTCATCGTCATCATCATCTGCCTCAACGACTATGACTGTTACCGTCGCCCTTGATTCATCATGAGCGCGACCAACGCCCACCGATGTATCCGCGGGAACAGATACGATTGATACCTCAAAGGGCATCCACTTAGTAACTCTGTATGTTTCGGTATCACCATCACGACTCTCGAGCATCATCTCTTCTATTTGATACCCTACTGACACGTTTTTGCGAATGCCATCTACGACATCCTGAAATACCTCATCCCCGAGTTCCGATCGGGAAAAACGAACGGTTGCCACACCCTTCCTTTCTGATGAGATAGCAGCCGATTCGACTACTCCTATTTGACTGTATGTATCATGGTTAAGCAATAGAGGCGCGGCATTGTTAAGGCGGCTCAAATTTACTGATGTAGGGGAATGGTCAAGGACTTCGATACCCCAATATCTCTCATAAGGTTCTTCACTAGAAAATGAAAGCTCAACCGTCCGATTCTCTTCGCTTACTGCACGAATCTCGAAATTACGGTAGAGCGTCTCAATCTGTCGCGTTGTTGTTTTGGTTTTGTGCATCGATCGCCTCCTGTTTTAGATTGAAATCTGTTTTGATTCCGAGTTTTTCACGCATCGCCGCCTCTTGTGAGAGTTGGAGATATACATCTTCAATGTCTAATCCCTGCTCACTTGCGACCATTTGAGCGGTTTTAAGTCCTGCGTTGATCGCCAAAATTGAAGCTGTCATATCGGCTTTAGGATCAACCCATGCCCAGCCACGCGGTTGCCATGTACCCGCGTTGAATTTGTCGAATTTTTCAATCGGAAGAGGTAAATTTTTGGTTAAAAGTGCGTATTCAAGCCATTTCTCATACACTACATCACATAACGTCTCAATCATCCACGCTTGGATATCACGCCACGTGTCGCGCTCATCTAATACACCCGCACGGATAGAAGAGTACGAAACCCCCTCTAAATCTCCTGATAAGTAGTTATAGGAAACTCCCAAACCTGAAGAAACACCGCGCAAAGTAGATTTAACAAATTCAGCGAATGCTGTTGTCGGGTGAGATGGGTCAAATGTTTTAAAATCCCATCCCTCCGGAAGAACTTCAAACGCCCCCGGCTCTGCATCTTGAATAGGAGTGCCGTTGTCGTCATCGTCACCGTGATAGCTCTCCCCTGCTGGTGAGGTGTAGAACCCCATTTTAGCGGCAGCGACACGAGCGGCAGTTAGTTCCGCCTCTTCGTACCCCTCTAACATTTTTAACCGTGTCATCGCGGTACGTAGCCACGTAACTCCACGCCCTTGGCTTGATCTTGAAGGAATAAAGGCGTGGATTATTTCCTCAGCAGGGATGCGTTCTACCTTATTCCCTAAAGTAGTTGATTGAAGAGATGACGGGTGATACTTAAAAACGTGATACGCGATAGGTCGTCCGTTGTCGTCATATTCAATACCCATAGATATTTGGCGAGATATGTCATTTAAACGCTCATCGAGCATATCCGATTCGATTAATTGAAGCTGTAGCCCTTTTTTTCGATCAAATAAAATGCGGACTAAAACCTCTCCGTCGGTTGCAACCGATTCGATGAATAGGTTTTGAATGTCGCGCCATGAATAACGACCAGTCACATCGCAATTACCTTTTTTACCCCACTTATAAAAAGAATCCTCTATCATAGAATTAGCCATAGTATCGAGTGACCCTTTGGGGTCTTTACTTCGCACTTGCAGGGTAATACCATTTGAGCCTACAACGTTTTTACGCACCATCTCAAGGTATTTTTTTACGTAGTCATTATTACGTGAGAGTTCACGAGCGCGAGAGCGTAATACGGTGATAGAGGATTGTATTTCGCGATCAGCGGTTTGGCTGAATGCTTGCCACGATGAGAACAATCGCCCGATGTTTGCCCCCGAATAATTGCGCTTTGCGGTCTTTTGTTCAGTTGGTTTGTAGCCGAAACGTGCCATTAATCCTTCAAACATTAGAATCTCACCAATATTTTATTTTTTGAGCCTAACCCAGCTCTAATACGGTCTGATGCTTCCTCGTTGGCTATCTCGCGCTTGTAGGTAGATCGTAGTTTCATGAGCTGCTCAGGCGAAAAATACTTAATAGATCGTCCGTTAATAGTCATTTCGTACTGTGATTGTGTCGCAGTGCCTTCGATAGTTGCTTCGATAGCGTCAAGGACTTTACGAGCGTGGGATTTGTACGACAGGTCGGTAATCTTTACGCGACCCTGTAGAAGAGTTGTTTTTGCTGATGTAGCTTTATTGATGATGACGGCACGATAATTATACTCGCCCGTTGTAATGCCAGTGAGCACCGCTGAAAGGGTGAAGTTGATCCCATCGTCCAAGAATGTAAGCGTAATTGCCCCGATCTCATACTTAAGAGTGTAGTCGGCAGGTGAATAACCATTAAGGTTAATTTTCTTCGTGACAGTATCGCCGATAAAGAGAGAATCAAGTGATAAGTTTTCCATTGATACAATTTTCACATTTTGCCAAGCGTAAAATTGGAAAAGATTAAAAAATAGACAATATGATGATTATTATTTATGCAATGTAGTGCGTAGTTTTTGACAATGGCGGTGTTTAATGGGGGGGGGAAGAATGTAGATATTATTTAATATTAATGAAGAGGATTAAAAAAAAGGGCTATTTTAGCCCTAAATTACCATGATTTAGCCCAACTTCCTCGCGGTTTTTGAGATCGATTTGGTTTTACAAACTGCTGTTTTTCTTCTTGTATTTGGGGTTGTTGATCTTCTTTTGGCTGTAATTTTTTAGCCACGTTTGCCTGCAATGCCGCCCAATTAGGGTTAAGAATAGCAAGTGCGGCCAAAGCATAAACATTCAAGTCTAACGCCTCATTACGTGGTCGCGTCTTAGTCCATACTCTGGCCGGGAATCCTCTTATAAACTTTGTAGTTATTTTTTCGGCCGTTAACTGCTTGAAATATTCCTCGTCGTTTATTTTTATATTGAAGTGCATATACCCAGCCCCGAACTCTTCGATTTTAAGGCGCGCAAAAATCAGCTCTTTGGCGGTATCGGTTCCCACTGCAAAGAGTTTGATATTGCCCTTGTTTGAGCGTGTTCCACGGTTAACGAGTGGTGCACCTGCTGAACTCGAACCCTTGATAGCATAAATACGGCGCGATTCTTTGTTTTTCACGAACTTATAAACCGCATCCGTGAAGTGTCCCCCTGAGTCGATACAAGCCGAAGCGATACGCATAGGGTAACCATCTTCATTTTGATATTGTTGTAATAGCGCGGTATCTAAGTCCTGCCACACGTTCGGCTTCGATGGGTCTCCGTAGATGATCTTATAATCGATGCTCCACGACTCTTCGCCCACTCCGAATCCTTTAACCTCTACTTCGATACGGTCGTCCTGCACGTCGCACCCAGCAACCAATACAAGCGCACCATTGGGAACGTCTGTATAATCTTCGCGTCTATTCATTAATTCGCTATCATCGAGCTGTATCGACTCTTCTTCCCAAGTCTCACCAAGCGAAGTGTTCACGAATGTTTTTAATGTCTCTTTTGATTTTTTAGCCTCTAAAAAGTTCGTAACCATATCGCTAAGAGATACCCAAGGGCTATAAATCTCGTTAAGATGAAACCCCGCGATACCTTTTGTCTCTTTTTCAGCTATCCAACGCCCTTTTTTAACGGCTCCCCATCGTTTAGTATCGCCCCAAAGTGAGCCGCAATTCTCGCACGAATAACGTGCTGAATGCGGATCGTCTTTTTCCCATGATACATTGAGCCATTTTAGCGTTTGTTCATGCGAGCACTCAGGACATGGAACATGAAACCGTCTCATATCGCTCTCTTCATAAGCCATTTCGATACGGGATACCCCTTTGATCGTAGGGGTTGAGGTAAGCATACGTTTTTTATTCCAGAATGTTGTTGTCCGCTTGAAGGCAAGTGATACGGGGTCGCCTTCCGCCCCAGCTGATGCGGGGTAACGGTCTATCTCATCGCATAGTACGACACGAACAGGACGAGATGCAAGTGAGGCGGGAGAGTTCGCCCCTGCGATAGTAATATGCCCACCTTGAAAAGATTTGTGCAGGATAGTATTACCGCTATCACGGGCGCGAGCATCTGCTATTTTATCTTTAAGTGCGGGGGTATCTCTAAGCATTGGAGAGATACGGTCTTTGCTCCATGTTTGCCCCATCTCTAAAGTAGGCTGTAATCCTAAGATAGGTGATGGGTCTTGATCGATGAAGTACCCGATAATATTATTAAGTGCCTCTGTCTTACCAACCTGCGCCGAACTCATCCAAACAACGGTATAGATTGTTGGATCGCTGAATGCATCCATAATACCGCGCTGGTACTCCGCGCGCGCGGTGCTCCATTTCCCAGACTCGCTAGATGACTCACTCGATAGGTATCGATATGAGTCAGCCCATTGCGACACAGTGAGTCTTTTGGGTGGTGATACTACTTTACAGTTAAAAGTTTTCATTCTAATCGTGATAATTCTTCGAGCGCATTATGACAAGCATTTTCAATCATTGCTTTAGCTTCTGCAATTGTTTCGCACGTTACGATAGATGGCGCAATAGATGATGGCATTGATAAGATACGAGATCGAAACGCGATTAAAACTTTTTCATTTTCCTTTAGTGCATCCTCAACTCTGATTAATTTACCCTCTGCTTCTTCAACTTCCATTTCCATTAGTTTCGCTTTGGCTATGTCTTGACGACGACGCGCCTCTATGGAATCCATGTCCTCAAAGCTATCACTCGATGATCGCTCAGGGATGGGCTGCTTAATCTCAAACAATCCTTTGATCGCTAACCATTCGACACATTTAAGGACTGGAAAGTGTTTTTGTTTTGCATCTCCTATGTTTATGAACGGCATTCCGTCCGATGCATATCTTCCAATTGATCGCTCCGCCACTCCGAGCATAACACATAGTGCCGATGCCGGAATATAAATATCATCATCAAGATAGCAATTTGTCAACTTTTTCATTATGTTACCTTCGGTAAGTTATTTTTTCTTAAGACATTGACACCTTAAAAAATTCTGTGACTAAAAAAAATGCGGGCGTCGCATTACCCTTGTTTGGCATTTCGCTCACAGTACCTAGAAGTACCCACCCCTTGCTTGGTATTCCATCCATTACCTAGCCGTACTCATAGCAAGTTCAAAATTTTTAGCGTATCTGTCTTTAAAGTTAGTTTGTATATTCATATCTGCTATCCCATAGAAGTCAAACCGCTTTTTATAGTTTGGAGTTCTCACAAATAAAATCACTGGCTTTATATTTCTTCCACTATGTCCAGTCTTTGCCCATATACCCGGTGCAAACTTCCCTCCATTAGACATAAAATACACAACACCATTGATTACTTTAGCTTTATTTTTTCTATCGTACTTTGTTTTTTTGGTCTTCGCGTATCGTGCCATCTTGTCGCGTGTTTCTTGCTTCATATTACCATCAAATCCTGCTTTGCGGTACGCTCCAAAATATGAGATAAGCATAGCGGAGAAACTCCCCTTAATATTCCCATATTGGTCAAGCTTCGCACCTGCTCCGGGTACTGCTATCATATTACTACCCATGAACCCGCTACCTATCATTGCTTTCTCAAACCTTTTGAGGGGTCTGTCTCCGCCTGTGACATGATGAAGTAACACAGCTTCAGGCGTTTGCCCCTTACCCATATCCCACGGACTTACTTCGATCATACCTGCTAAATTGGTTTTAGTTGATTTCTTTACCGTAAATGCAGTCTTTAGGTAATTCATGTTTGGTCTATCAAATATGGTCTCGAATGATTTAATATAATCGTCTTTTATTGAGTATAAGGAGTCATTGATAGTCTTTGATAATGCGAATGTTGCTTGTTTGGATGATACCTTCATAAACTCTGATACGTCATAGACATTGCTGTTAATCGTTATCACTCAAACATCCCCATATTGAAGTGACTGCCTATTGTGCGGACTGATCGATTGAACTGTTGAGCTACGTAGACGAGAGCGTCATTATGACTATACCCGATTGATACTGCGTGAGCGTACGCTATCTGTTGTTGCTTATACTCAAAGTCCTTCTTGGGTAAGTATATCCGGCACCCCCCATGAGTCTTGATTAACTCATATAGCTTGTCATCTCCCACAATATCAACAATCGAAATTATCTGTAAGTCAACCACGGCCATCTTGAAACTCCGGTACTTTAATACAAACATTTTCCACTAAATAAGTACAGTTTTTTGGAAAGGATAGGTTATTCATTCCTTCTCCCCAAATATTCCCTGCATTAACTGCAATTGATCTATAATTGAACTAATCCGTTTCATATCTTTGGGCGGTATAGACGTCGCTATTGCTTGCTTAATCGGCGATAACTCATTCTGAGCGTTTACTGCTCTCTCTGCGTATGCTGATACAATCTCGTCTAATTCGTTTAGTAGATGCGCTACTCTCAGCGCGATTAGTTTTTTAATCATTTTTTCCCTTTTGATTTTGTGTTATTTTTGTACAGTTATCAATCTTGTTTAAAAACATACGACGGTAATGGATTGCTTATTTTGATCATTGATAAATCTCGCCCTTCTTTATATGCCCTAAATGCAATTATAAAAAACGCTCTTAAATGGGAATCATCAAATGTTATTCCATCAATTTTTGAATTTAAAAGTCTTTTTCTAAGTGTTTGTGCGGCATTTGAGTCATATTCTTTGCTTCCTGTGTAAATTTCACGGATAAATGATCTCGATTTTTGTTCATCTTCCCTAGCTAATAAAAACATCATAGCTGTAGTGACAGAAGGGGTTAATATTTTTGTCTCTACACAATATAAATGGCTACAAAACTCAATATATCTATCAAGCTTTTCTTGATGTTCAGTATAGAAATTAAATATTTCTGCGTTAGAAATTTTCATT